CAGGGCGTGGCGGCCGGGCAAATACCCTGCATTTCGCGGGTAATGGCGGCTGGCCAGATAGATCCGGACGTCCGGGTGGTTAGCGGGACTGATGCCGGTGGGCGTGTTTTCCATTACCTGGTGAGTATCCCTGAAGCGGGGGAAGGTGTCAAGCGGGGGAAACTGTGTAGGGCGTGCAGGACCTGTGCAGGACTGTTGCACGGCAGGCGGTGGGTGTAAGTGTGCGCGGATGCAAGGCCGCAAGGCGGCTGTGCAGAATGTGCAGGGGTTTGGATACCTAAACCTATACCCCTATAAATAGAACATAGGATGCACTCCCTTGCCTTCCGGGGGGTGCCCTGGTCCCGGGGGGTGGGGGGGTGGTGTCGGGTGGGCCAAATGGGTGACTTTCTGCACATTCAATTTCAACCCCTGCAATTCCGGGGGGTTGCGCCCGTCTTCTTCCGTGCATGTGTCCAACACGGTGTGCAGGGTGCTTACACACACATTCCTGTGTAGCTTGGCGGGTGGCGCGCGCTCCCCCAGCAGGGTATGGTACGATGCACCATGACCTACCATCTGGTGAAGACCCTGGAGCAGCTGGAGCAGCTGCTGGCCCCCATCGTGCGCGGCGACCTGGACCTGGCCGCGTTCGACACCGAGACCAACCTGGTGCAGGATGGCCGGTTCACGCCGTGGGGGACCCAGACGCGCATTGCCGGGTTCTCCGTCTCCTACGATCACCCCGAGACCGGGCCCCTGGACCTGTACGCCCCCGTGCGGCACCGCCCCTATGACTGGCGCCGGCGCGAGGACCTGCTGGCCAAGGTGGACGGCGGCGCCTGGGTGCGCCGGCTGAAGGAGGAGGAGGGCGTGGGCCCGGACGGCTGGATGCCGGGATGGGACCCGAACCTGGACCCCGCGCAGGCGTTCGCGCTCCTGGCCCGGGCGCTGGCCGCCGCGGGCGTGACCTGGGCCGCTCACGAGTGGCGATTTGACGCGTCCATGCTCCAGGCCGAAGACGTTGAACCGCCCTGGGCGGGCCTGTTCGACACCAAGCTGGTGTCCGTGTTCACGGACCCGCGCCCCCTGGACCGCTATGACGAGGCCGCCAACGCCTACTACCACACGGGCCACGGGCTGAAACAGCTGGGCGAGACCTGGCTGGGGCGCGCCGCGGCGGAGAAGGACCTGGTGGACCTGGCCCGGGAGGTGCTCCAATGCGATGACTTCGCGATGCTGCCCCTGCGGACCATCCTGGCACCCTACGGTGCGCAGGACACGCGGCTGGTGCTCGGGCTGCGGGAGCATGAGCTGAAGCGCCCCGCGTATCAGGACGAGCGCGTGCGCGAGCTGATCCGGAAGCACCACCTGGAGCTGCGCCTGGCCCTGGAGATGGAGCGCGTGGGCATTCACGTGGACACCGTCGGGGCCGAGGCTGCGGCCCTGGAGGCCGAGGCGCGCGCGGCTGATCATCGGCGCCAGGCGGAGAAGCTGGCCGGCATCGTGCTGCCCCTGAACAATGGCAAGGAGCTGGCGGACACGCTCTACGGCCGCCTGGGGCTGCCGCAGTATCGGGACAGCCGGGACACGCGAAAGGCCACGCTGAAACAGGTGCGCATGAAGCTGACCCGCGACCCGGGCGCCACACTGGCCGGGGGACTCGCGGCCGAGGACGGCATCAGGCTCCTGGATTCGATCATGGACTACCGGCGCGCGGACAAGGAGCTGGGCAGTTTCTACAAGCCGCTGGCCCAGTTCGGCGCGGATGGTCGCGTCCACACAATTCTGCGACCCCTGGAGGCGAAAACCACCCGCTACAGTTCCAGCGCCCCGAACGTCCAGAACCTCCCGAAGAAGGGCGAGGTGCGGCGCTATTTCAAGCCGACACCGGGCTGTGACTTCCTGCTGTTTGACTTCAGCCAGCAGGAGCTGCGCGTGGCGGCCCACTACAGCAACGCCATCCCCGACGCGTTCGAATACCGTTTCACCTGGCGGTGTACCCTCAAGCGCCGCGGGGACTGCAAGGGCAAGGCGCCGCACGGGGATGGCTGCATACACGTGGGCTATCGGTCGAACTGGAGCCGGCGCCCGGAGCGGCTGGCCCTGTTCGATGGGTTCCTGGTCGGGGATCGCGCGTTCGACCCGCACCGCATCATGATGGAGGCCTGCCACGCGCAGGGGTTCCTGGACGTCACGCGCGACACCGCCAAAAACGGCAATTTCGCGTTGCTCTACGGGGCGGGCTACAAAAAGCTGTCTGAGACCCTGGACATTTCCGAGGAGTTCGCCGCGCGCCTGTTCAAGATTTTCTGGGACGTGGCCTACCCCGAGCTGGGCCGGGTGAAGGTGTTTGTGGACGAGCGCCTGCGCCACCATGGGCCCGAGATGCCGTGGAGTCACCAGGAATTCCTGCGCACGCTCCACGGCGGCCGCATTCACCTGGACACGGGCTACTATGGGCTGAACTATCTGGTGCAGCGTTCATGCCGGGAGATCCTGCTGGGCAGCATCCTGGGCGTGGACCAGCTGATCCGGAACCGGAAGCTGCCCTACCGGATCGTGCTGCCCGTCCATGACGAGCTGATCATCGAAGCTCCCCGGGACAGCATCGACCAGCACCAGGTGCGATCCATCGCGCGCACCATGGTGGAGGCCGGCGCCGCGTGCTCCGTGCCCATGATCGTGGACGCCAAGCGGGCCGAGGTTTCCTGGGGTGAGAAATCCGAGCTGCCCACGTCCTGGGGGTTCAACGGGATCACGGACGCGGAGCGCCCCGCATGAGCGAACGGAGCCTGGGCGATCGGTGGGTGGAGACGCGCACGGCTGAGGGCGCCTGGGTGTGCAAGCTGCCCGCGTCCACCACGTCGGGCATCCCGGACTGGCTGGTGCTCCACGGCGGGGCGGAGCTGTGGGAGGCGAAGCTGGCCCTGGAGGCGGGCGAATGGGCCTACACCCCGAACCAGCTGCGCGCATCCCAGCGGTTTTTCCAGCGCATGCTCGCGCGCTACGCTCCCGACACCGGGGGCGTGCTGCTGCTGTCCGTGGGTGGCTGGATGCAGCTGCCCGCGGGCCGCGCCATGAAGGGCCCGCTGCGCATGGCCCATTTCATCCGACACCGGAGGCCCTACGTGTGAAGGTGGACGTGGACTGGGTGCGGATCCGTCGGGGGACCAAGAAGCTGGAGCTGTTCCTGCGGGAACAGTTCCCCCTGGGCAAGCCTGTGACCGTGCGCTGGGTGAAGTGCCTGCCGTTCACCAAGGAGGAGGCCAAGGAGCTGCGCATGACCGAGGAGCAGCGGCTCCGCGGGTGCTTCGGCATTTGCCACAATGAAGCGCGCCAGTTCCGCATCCAGCTGTCCGCCAGGAACACCACCGTGGCGCTCGCCGCGGACACCCTGGAGCATGAGTGGGCGCATGCCTTGGACGCTAGGGTGGGCAGCGTGGAGCTGAACCGCGAGGACCACCATGACCCGAGCTTTGACCTGACGTTCGGGACCATTCGCAGGGGCGTCATGTGGGGGCTGAAGGAGGGGCTGCTGGACTGGGACATGGTCTACAGCTAGGTGCATCATTAGGCTGCACCCCTGCATCCAAGGGCTGCACCATGGGCCTGGCTTCCCCTGTCGGGCGACACCTACCCCCTCCCCCGGGGGCTGCCATATTAGGCTGCACCTGCCCAATTACTAGGCACGATTTCGTACCATGGAGCTGTACCTGGGCACGGTTCTGACCCTACTTCAGGGCATATGCGCAGGTGTCATAGCTATCCCCTTGCGTGGTATCGTTTGGCCTAAGGCTAGGAACCCGAGGCCAAGGGGTGCAGCGTTGCAATGCCATTGTAATCCAAAGGCTTTTGCAGTATTCGTGCAGGATTCAAGGCACACGCGACCCCCGGGGAGACCCTAAATCGGGCGCCGGATCCCCCCTCGCATTCGATGCGCTCGCTAAGTGAAACGCGCTCACGTGTTCCATTCGGAACTGTTCCATTCGGAACACTTCGCGATAGTAGAGATCCCCGCGGGGACTCACGCCCAGGCCGCTCCAGCGGCAGGGCGCCCGCACCTAAACCCGGATCCGCCCCGCCCTGGACCCCCACCCCATAGAAAAATCGGACACCGGGAGCGCCCATCCCCGCGGGGAATAGCACCGGCCCGGTCCCCTTCCCCGCGGGGATCCGGTCGAATCCAGCCCCTTTCCAGGTGCGGCAAAGGGCTAAAGTTCTGGAACGGCCCACCCGATACGTCTGGGCATGGACGCGAAGGAGACCACGATGGCGAAGGAGACGGTGACGACGGGCTATGTGATCCCGGACAGCTGGGAGATCGGCGGGCTGCTGGAGCAGGACGCGGACCTGGGCCTGGGCCTGGGCCTGGTCATGGTGGGGCGGCTCGCGCGCTACCCCGTCGCCAGCGTGACGCTGACGGGCAAGCTGCGCCGCACGTCGCGCCTGGGCACGTTCGGCATCCGCTGCCGGGTGGAGTTCCTGGAGGCGGAGGGCATGGGCCCCGCGGTGGTTCATGGCTGGATGACGGACCCCCGGCTGGTCTGAAAGGGCTAAAGTTCTGGCGAGGACTGGCGGAAGAAGCTAGAACAATGGCGAAGGAGTCCACGATGAAGACCGAAACCACCGTCTACGCCAAGCGCCTGGCCACGTTCCGCGCGGCTCGCGAGCGCGGCGCCTCCTGGGAGTGCGCCATCCGCATGGCCCGCCTCGCGGCGCCCGAGACCACCGAGGGCCCGAACCAGCGCGCGCTGCGCCTGATCCGGGAACAGGCCGAGCGCATTGAGCTGCGGGCCCTGGCCAAGCTGTAACCCCCGCGGGCTCTGCGGCCAGGCCGCCGTCCAGGCCTGGCCGCAGGTTCCCCGTCACCCACCCCGAACCCGCGGCCACCTACTTGACAGCGAGCCGGTGCCCGCGATAGGATGCGCCCCCATGAAACGAATGCCCCGCGAGATGATGGACCTGGGTGACCAGATGGGCACCACGCAACGGGTGGCCGTGGAGCACACCGTGCTGTCGAAGCTCCAGGTGGCCATCGCGTCCCTGGTCAGCGAGGAGCCGGTGCTGCGCGGTGCTGCGCGGCGCGGAGGTGGACGGCTACTATGATCACCTGGCGCGCGCCTGGGCGGTGAAGCTCCGCCGCTACGTGCTCACCCTGGGCGAGCAAACGGTGCGCTATCCGGCGGACTGGCGCGAGGCCGTCAAAGCGCGCTGGGCGCCGGCATGGTTCCTGAAGCGTCACCCCGTGGTGTATGAGGAGCGCAAGGTGTTCGCGGCGGTGTGCCCCCACTCCTTCGCGGATGCGCCGGGGAAACACCTGGAGTTCTTCACCATGCCGAAGATGCCGCGCGCTGGCATGGCTGCGTGCTGGCCCGAGGAGTTCTGATGACCTGGCCCACCGTGCTGGCCTACCTCCTGGTCTACCTCCTTGGGGCAATCCTGACGGCGGCTTTCGCCGCGGCCCTGGACGACGTGGACGCGGACCCGGATGAAAAGGACGTGGGGTTCCTGGGCGGGTTCAGCCTGCTGTGGCCGGTGCTGGTGCCGCTCGCGCTGGTCTATGGCGTGGTGCTGTGTATCGGCTGGTCCGCGTTCCGCCTGGGCCGGCTGATCCGCCGCGCGGTGCTCCTGAAATGACGTGGTGGACACAGCTGCGGCTCGCCTGGCCGTTCATTCGCGCGGCGTTCACGCGCGGGCGTGAGTTCCATCAGGAGCTGCGCCGGCTCGCATCGTTCATCCCGGCGGACTGCACCGTGCGCCGCGGGCATGGCAACCCTCCGCCCGAGTTCCTGAAGCTGCTGCGCGAGTACCAATGCAAGGCCTACGCGGATTTCCTGGCCGCCGGCATCCCCCTGAACCAGCTGCCGGGGGAGAGCGCGCTGGAGGCTGCGGGGCGCCGATCCGTGGAGCTGGGCCGCGAGCCGTGGCCCTGCCCGCAAGGCGTCCCGGGCTGCACCGTGACGGTGGCCAGCGGCCACAGCAAGGGCCTGGGCGAAGACTTCTACCGGCAGGCCGAGCGCGGCGCCAGCCTCGCGGGGCACGGGCCCGAGTTCTTCAAGCCGATCCTGGCCGAGCACCGGAAGCACCACGGGCCGCCGGCGCCGGCGCCGGCGACGATGGAGTGGACGTTCCAGGTGACCACGGACCTGGCCGAGGTGGAGCGCCGCGTGATGGCGGTGGATCCCGCATCCCCGAATGGGGATCACAGCTGCGGCGTGGTCATGCGCGGGAGCAGCGCGGGCGTGCTGACCGTGGAGAAGATCCTGCACGCCAAGAAGATCATGGACGATGCCGGACGGCGCGACGCGTGGAAGGCCGCGACGTTTGCCGAGCGATACGGCTGCAACCTCAAACCCTACACCGCAAAGGATCACACCATGATGGGCGCCGAAGAAGCACGCACGAATCCCCGGGCCTACTACAGCAAGCCGGAACACGCGGACGCGGCGATCACCTGCGCCGTCTGGTGGCAGGCGGTGCTGGCGGCGCTGTCCAAGGTGCGGCCCCAGTTCCTGAACCAGCGCGCTGGTTTCAGGGATGGCGGCTGGGGCATGCTCGCGGCGGTGGAAATCCATCGCATGGCCGGGCAGCTGAAGACCCAGGCCGAGTCCATCCGGGACTACCAGGCCGGGGAAAGCTCCCGGATCAAGGAGCTGGAGCAGGCGCGGGACCACGCCGTGGCGGCCCGGGACCACTACCGCAAGGAGCTGCGCGAGATGGCCGAGGGCCGCAGCCAGGCCATGACGGAGCGGGACGAGCTGCGCCGCGAGCGGGACCAGGCGCGCGTCGCGCATACGATCGCGGAGAACGAGCTGGAGCGGACGGCCCGGCTGCGCCACCTGAAGCCGGTGGGCAGCATCATGGGCGCCGGGCTCTACACGGACGCGGGCAAGGAGGCGCGGGTGGAGCGCGCGCTGCGCGACATGGCCCTGGACAGGTTCCCGCTGCTGTCCGTCGAATCCGTGCGCCCTACGCCCCAGGACCTGGCGGTGAAGCTGGACAGCATCGCGGGGAACGTGGAGGCCATCAAGGCGCAGACCAGCCCCGGCGCCGTACCGCTCGGCGCGCGCCGGCTCGCGGAAAACCTCGGGAACGCGCTGCGGTTCCTGAGCGGGCCCGGGTGCCAGGCACTGGAGAAGATCGTGCGCGAGCTGGAGAACCAGCCCGACAATCGGGGCACGCTGCACCGGATCGCGAATGACCTGGACAGCATGGTGGACACGTTCTACCCCGCGCACGCGCCGGTGGCCGATGCCATCATCGACCTGGTGGACGAGCTGCGCGACGTGGCGGGGCGCTGATGCCCGCCAGCAAGCTGGGACACAGCACGCGGCGCCGGCTCCACCCCGAGGCGGTGGACGTCCGGCGCGAAGCCATCCGCCAGGCGGTGGTGGAGCTGGACCGCCTGGTGCGCAAGGCCGTGTCACACGGGCTGGTGGTGAAGCTGCTGGAGCCGGCCGAACCGGGCGCGCCCCTGGGCGTCCACGTGGAGTTCCCGCTATGAAGCACCTGGAAACCTGGGCCGTGGTCCTGATCCTGGTGGTGCTCCACCTGGGCGCGGCCGCCCGCGGCGCGGACTTCTACCTGACCGCCCAGGCGCCGGTGTTCACGTTCTGCGCGGACCCGCGCGCGACCGAGCATGAGGTGTGCTGGGAGTCCCTGGACCATTTCGACCATTTCGAGCGGGCATGCTTGCCCAGGCTCCCGGGTGGGCAGTCCGTCTACCGGATCGTGCTGACCCCGCCCCTGTGCCTGCCGTTCCGGGTGGTGGTGTGGAGCACCGGGCCGAACGGCACCTGGCTGTCCGATCCCACGCCCGAGTTCCAGCTGTCCCCGGACCTGAACGGGGACGGGCTGGTGAAGCTGGGCGAGGTGTCGCGGATCGCGGCCGGGTTCGGGACCCGCTACACGGGCCGGGACGTGGCATGTGCCGCGGCCGCGTTCGGCCGCCCTGGGCCGCTGCCGGTGCTCCGCCCGACGCCGGCGCCCGCCTGCCCCTAGCCTGCGCCCGCCCCGTCCCCGCGGGGTATAGTATCAGCTGAATGAAACCCCGCATCGGGCTGCGGCCCGCCATGGCCGTCCTGGCCGTGGCGGCCGCAGTCTCCGCCGCATCCGCCACCCCGGTGCCCGACGCCCCGGCGGTGGAGCCTCCCCGAACTGGCCACCAGCACGTGGCCGGGCGGGGGACGGTGCGCTGGTGCCTGGCCGATGGGCCGCCGGCGCTGGAGGCGTGCATGGCCATGTGCCACGCGGGCGAGATTGACGTGGTGGTGATTCAGGGCAGCCGGTTCGGGCTGCCGACCTACAACCCCCTAGAGTGCTCCTTTCTGGAGCACATGGAAGGCGAAGGAGCCTAGCATGGGCAGCATGGACCAGGGCAGCGGACCGGGCGTCAAGGGCGTCGGCAAGGACACCACGGCCGGCTCGCGCGGCAAGGGCGCCAGCTATGGCCAGGCCCCCAATTCGTTCGGCAGCACCGGCGGCGTCAAAGGCGCCCGCGGCGGCGCGCCGAATGCGGCGTATCCGGGCGGCTCGCGCGTCGCGCGCAGCGCCGCGCAGGGCGTGGACAGCACCACGGGCGGCTCGCCCGGCGCCGGCGGCGGCGTCAAAAGCGTGGCCGCCTCCAGTTTGGGCCGCGGCTCGCCAGGGGCAGCGGCGGCGCCCGTGAGCGCGCGCCGGCTGACGCCGGTGGGCGGGGCGCCGTCGGACCAGAACAGCCGCGGCAGCGAGTCCTCGCGCCCGACTGATTCGACGTCCCCGCAGGAGATGGCGAACCGGCGCGGGTTCATGGGCGCGCGCCCCGACGGGCGGCCGCCGGGGGCCGAGGAGCCGGAAGCATGAACTGGGCAGACCTGGCGCAGGTGGTGGGCATGTTCGCCATGGCCGGCGCGTTCGGCTACTGGGGCGGGCAAGTTCACGCCATGCTGAAAAGCCTGGAGCGGCTGTCAGAAGATCATGAGGACCGGCTGCGGCGCCTGGAGCTGGGCGACATTCGGGCCTGATTCACTCCGCGGGGTACAGTAACTGACCCCGGTTCAACCCTTCACGAGGAGAAACCCATGAGCATTTCCGGCGCCATTCCGTTCTTCGATTATTCCACGGCCGCGGGCCCGAACACGGCCGCGGTGGTCACGGTCACCGGCACCACGGTGGGCCTGGCCAACGGCACGCACGCCAGCGAGACCTTGCAGGCGTTCTTCCAGCGCGCTGCCAACGCGCTGGCGCAGGTGAGCGGCACGCTGTCGGGTGCCCAGCAGTTCGTCGCGTCGGGCGCCATCTCGGGCGTGCGCGCGCTCCAGCGCGAGCTGTGCATGCGCATCGGCGACCTGGACGGCGGCACGTCCGATGCCAAGCGCCTGGCCGTCGCGCAGGCCGCGCTCGCGGTTTCGGGCGAGGTGGCATTCGGCGCGTAATCCGCGGGGCCTCCCAGGCCCACCGGATCGCGTCGTGATCATTCCCCGGGCGGGCCGCAAGGCTCGCCCGGGTTCTCACGTTCAGGAGCACGCATGAACCGTCCGCCCCCGCGCAGCGAACGCACCATCTATCCCCGCACGGTCACAAATCCGCTGCGGGGCGAGCAGCTGGCGCGCGCCAAGGCCGAGGAGGCCGCGCGCAAGAAGTGGGACCCCAGCTACCTGACCGCGGACGAGGCGCGCAGCATGCCGCAGGACGTGGCCGAGCGCCCGGAGAACGCGGCGCGGATCCAGTATTCCCGCAGCCAGTGGCCCGAGAATCGCGCGGCCGCGCGCGTCGCGCTCGGCCCGCTTCCCACCGGCGAGGGCCAGGTGGTTCAGGAGCGCACCGTGGACGCCGGCAGCGTCTTCGGGGGTTCCAAGGTCGAACCGTGACCGCGCAGCCCCAGCGCGCGTCCCAGCTGCCCATCCCGGACCAGGCGCAGCGCGTGCTCGCACGAATCCCCGCCGAGTTCCAGGATGATGGGTGCTCCAATTCACCGGACCGCTGGTTCCGTTTCAATTTCCGCTGGGCCTGCCGCATCCATGACTGGCGCTATTGTTCGCGCGCGCACCCGCCGATGGCGATGACCCAGGACGGGCGCCACTTCGCGGACGAGGAGCTGGCCGCGAACATTCGCGCGTCGCTGCCGTGGCGCTGGCGCTGGCTGCGGTTCGTCTATGAATTCGCGGTGTACCGCTACGGCGGGGTGGAGGCGTGGAACAGCTGCGGCCCCGCGCGCGGCGCGGTGTGCCGCCACAACCTTCCCGTGCTCCCGTGGCTGATGGCCCCGGAGTCCCCGCCGGACGAGGCCTGACGTGTCCGCCGTCTCGGATGACCTGACGGACCTGGGGCGCAACCCGAAGGCGCTGGCCGCGGAGCTGGACCGCATCGCCGCGCGCGAGCCGTGGCTGATCAAGGAGTGGGTGCAGGAGCACCCGAAGAACCTGATGGCCTACATGGGCGCGAACGTGGAGGACTTCCACGCGGCCGCCCTGGAAGACGCGCTGGCCCTGGACTCCTTCCTGTGGCTGGCGCCCCGCGGCTCGGGGAAATCCACGTCCCTGTGCATGTACCTGCCCGCCTGGATGGCCATTGCGGATCCCGACGTCTACACCAAGGCCGGGGTGGAGTACCTGTTCCCGGGTGCGCCGAACGTGATCGGCCCACATAATGTTCGCATCGCGATCATTTCGAACGAGGCGAACAAGGCGGTGGCGCTCCAGTGGCAAATCAAGGCCACGCTGACGTCGCCGAAGATGGCGCTGCTGTTCGGCAACCTCCAGGGCTCGCGCTGGAAGGACGTGGCCAGTGACACGGCGTTGCGTCAGACCGGCGGCATTTCCGCCCGTGATCACACGTTCACGTCCCTGGGCATCGGCAGCAAAGCAACCGGCGGCCACTATGACGTGGTGGCGCCGGATGACTGTGTGACCGAGGAGACGGCGCGCACCGAATTGCAGCGCAGCCGGATGAAGGACTATTTTAATTTCACCGTGTCCCCCACGCGCGAGCCGTGGGCGCGCATGATCGTGGCGGGGACGCGCTATCACCCCCATGACTGGTATCACGAAATCAAGGAGTGGCAGCTGAAAGGGCTGTTCAAGAAGGTGCGCCGCACCCAGGCCCTGACCGAGGACGGGGACAAGCTGGTGTCCTACTGGCCCGCCGTCTACTCCGTCGAAAAGCTGCTGGAGATCAAGGAGCAAATCGGGCCGATCGCATTCGCCACCCAGTACCAGAACGAGACCAGCACCATGCTGGGCGAGTTCTTCCTGCATGAGTGGTGCGAGCGCCGCCAGGACTTCGATTCGCTGCCGGCGCCGGACCGCGCGAAGGCACGCACCATGCTGGCCATTGACCCGGCTATCGGCGGGGGCCCGCGCCGCGACCGCACCGCCATTGTGGTGCTATCCTACGTCGCCCCCTACTTCTACGTGCGCAAGGTGCTGCGCGGCGCCTGGACCCAGCTGGAGATCATCCAGCAGACCACGAACATGAACCGGGATTACAAGCCGTTCGTGATCGGGGTGGAAGTGGTGCAGGGCCAGGAGTGGCTGTGTCAGGAGCTGCGCCGCGTCCCGGGCATGCACGTGCGCGAGCTGCGGCCGCAACAGTTCAAGGGGAAGGACAAGGTGGGCCGCGCGGATCACGTGCGCACCCTGTTCCAACAGGGCCGCGTGTTCTTCCCGGAGCCGACGTCCGCCAACGGCGTGGGCCGGCTGATCGAAGAAATGCTGGCATTCCCGGATTCCAGTGACGTGCCGGGGATGGACGATACCGTGGACGCGATGGTGTGGGCGCTGCTGCTGCTGGTGCGGCCCGCGTCCCGCACCTACACACTCCCGAACCGGAGGGGATTCTGATGGCCACCACCTACGGATACAAGGACCCGCTTTCCGCGTGGGCCGGGCGCACGCCGGGCCAGGGGGAGAAGGAGCTGGACCGCGCGGCCGCGGCCGGCGGCATGACGTCCTATTTCCGGGATGCGGATGACCGCGCGCGGATCAAGGGCTACATGCGGAACGAGTCCCTGATGGACGTGGACACCCACTACCAGCGGTTCGCCGAGCTGGGCCCGGACGTCTCGCCCCCTTCGAAATCTTCCTGGATCCCGGTGGACTTCTTCGGCATGCTGGCGCGCCTGATGCGCCACTACGTGTTCGGGCTGGACTTCAAGGTGGCGGGCAAGCGTGGCGCCGCCAACACGGACGCCGTGGCGCGCATCTTCACGGCGAACGATTTTCACGAGATGATGGCGCAGGCCGCCGAGTCCAGCACCGCGTGCGGTGACGCCGTGTTCCGCGTGGACGTGGAGGACCTGGAGGACGAGGAGGACCCGGAAGTGGTGCGCCCCGTCGCGACCATTCGCGCGGTGCATCCCTGCCACTACTTCCCCGAGGTGGACCCGCTGGACCACCGGCGCGTGAAGGCCGTCACGCTCGCGTTCACCTTTCCGGTGGACGATGCGTTCCGGACCCAGCATTCCATCAGCGAGTCCCACGTGGTGCTCCTGGAGCGGAACGAGCCGGCGCTGGAGCGCGGCGGCTCGGGCACCGTCAGCTACAAGCTGTTCAGCTGGGACGGTTCGGCGGCGAAGGCCGAGCTGAACGTGTCCGCCATGTTCCCCGAGCTGGAGGACGGCGAGACCGGCATTGATGAAATCCCCATCGTTCACGTGGGCGTCAACGTCCCGGCGGCGGAGTTCTGGGGCCGCAGCGAATTCCAGCGCGTGGAGCGCATCGTGCTCGCGCTGGAGAACCGGCTGTCCCAGGAGGACGAGGTGCTGGAGAAGCACGCTCGCCCGAAGCTGATCGTGGGGCCGGGCATCCTGAACCCGGATGCGCGTTCGAACCTCGCCGATTTCGACGTGATCGAAATTGAACCCAGCATCCTGGAGAAGGCGATCAAGCCGGAATATCTCACCTGGGACTTTCAGGTGCAGGCCATCGAACACGAGATTGAGAAGCTGGAGGAGTACCTGTTCATGACCACCGAGACCAGCCCCGCCAGCTTTGGGCTGGAGCGGGATGGTTCCCAGGTGGAGTCCGCGCGGGCGCTGCGGTTCAAGGCGCACCGCACGGTGAACAAGGTGAACGATCGGCGCACCGCGTTCGCGCGCGGCATCCGCAACCTGTTCCGCATCGCGCAGAAGATGGAGCTGGCCGCGCTCACGGCGGACGGCGCCGAGACCTACAAGCGCGGGCCGGTGGTGATCACCTGGCCGGATCCGATCATCGAAGACTCGGATGCGGAGGTGCAGAATTACGTGTCCCGGAAGGGTGCCGGGCTGGTCTCGCGCGTGCGCGCGGTGGCGGACCTGGATGACCTGACCGAGGAGGAGGCCCAGGACGAGGTGCAGGAAATCCTCCAGGACCAGGTGGACGAGGCCGCCGCGCAGGTGCAGGCGGCCCCGCGCACGCCCGCGCCGTTCGGCGCCGGCGGCGCCCCTGACCTGGGCGGACCGCCCGCGGCACCCGGTGCTCCGCCGGAAGGCGCTCCGCCCGAGGGTGGCGCCCCGCCGGGCGAGCCGGCCGGTGGAACCGCGGCGGTGGTGTAACACGTGGCCGGGCCCGAGTCCCAGCTGGTGCTCGCCTACCGGGCCCTGATCAAGGACCTGGAGGGCATGGTGCGGGTGGCCGAGGTGGGCGGCCGCAACCCGGCGCACGTCGCCGCGCAGCTGCGCGCGGCGCAGGCTGCGCTCCGGGACGTGCAGTCCGCGGAGGCCGAGTTCATCGGCAGCGCGCTGCCCGCGGAGTACCGCGCGGCGGGCGCGCTCGCGGCGGAGTCCCTGGCGACCGCAGGCGCCGCGGTGCTCCAGACCGCGTTCACCAGGTTTGACCGGGCTGCCGTGCGCCATCTCCAGGAGCGTGTGGCGGATAGCCTCGGTGCCACGCGCGAGGCGCTGACCAAGGGCCTGGCGCTGGGCGACCCGCGGACCGCCACGGCCGCCATCGTGAAGGCCCTGGAGACGGACGGCGCGCTGGTCCGCATCCAGGGCGGCGCGCTGAAGGTGGCCACCCCGTCGGGGCAGTTCTGGGATCCCGAGGCCTATGCGCGCATGCTCGGGCGCACGGCGGTGGCGGACAGCCGGCGCACGGCGTTCGGCCAGCGGTATCTCCAGAACGGCGTGGACGTGGTGGTGGTGGTGGCCAACGGCACCACGCACGACGTCTGCGCGCGCTGGGAGGGTGAGCGCCTGAGCCTGACCGGCGCCACGCCGGGCCTGCCCACCGTGGAGGACGCCCGGGCCGAGGGGCTGTTTCACCCGAACTGCCGGCACCGCTACATAGTGGACGTGGAGTCCCTGCCCGCGGTGCCCGAGCAGCTGATCATCCCCGAGGAGCCGGCGCCGGCGCTGCCGATCCTGGGCCGCGCGCCGCCGGCGAACGTGCCCGAGGCGTCCAGCCTGGGCGCGCCGCGCACCGCCGGCATGGAGCCGAGGACCCCCAGTCCCCGCGGGTGACGCGTTTCTGCCCCGCGGGGTATAGTATCCATCGAACGCCCCCGCATACACCCGCGGGGAGGGGCCGCAGCGTCTCGCGATTCGCTGCACCGTGGCCCACACCTTCCCATCGCAGAGTTCCCCCAGGGGAACCGAGGAGCATTCCGTGTCCAAGAAGATCGGCGCCGACCCCAGCACCCCGCCCGATTCCAGCCAGGACGACGTCCTGGACGGCGAGACGGGCGAACCCATCGCAGGGGCGCCGCCGGGCGCGCCGGCAGTTCCGCCGGGAATGGTGGTCCTGACCCAGGCCGAGCACAACCGGCTCCAGGCCGCCACGCGCGCGAACGCGAAGCGCGAGAAGGCGGAGCGCGAGCGGCAGGACGCGGAGCGGCTGAAGGCTGCGCGCGAGGCCGGGGAGTTCGATTCAGCCCTGGCGCAGGAGCGCGAGCGGACCAATCGGCTGGAGCGCCAGCTGGTCATGCGCGACGTGCGCGACGCGGTGCGGGATCAGATTTCGGCGCTGGGCTACAGCGGCAGCCGGGCCACGGGCCTGATGAAGCTGGTGGACCTGGACGGGCTGATGGGTGATGGCGCCGAGATGCCGGACGCGGACAGCGTCTCGGCAGCGGTGGACGCCACCGTGGCCCAGTTCCCCGACCTGTTCGCGTTGCCCGCGGCGGATGGCGATGCACCGGCGGCTGTGACCCCGGGCGCGCGGCCGCCCGCGGCGAAGCCGGCACGGCGCCCGATGGGCCCCGCGGCTCCGCCGGACGCGAAGCGCAGCGGGCTGCCGGCGGACTACGTCAGCCCCGAGGAGTATTCCACCACGCCCCACGCCGTTCGGCATGGGCTGGAGTTCCGCGAGCGGGTCCGGAAGTCGCGCCCCTACTGGCCGACCAAGGTTCCCGCGGATTCGTTTGCCGTCGGGCAGGGATGAACCCTGCCGGGCGGCGCTAACTGCACCGCCCTGCAAGGGCCAACACCGAGGAGTGACATTCCGTGGCGAACACGTTCACCAACTTCTATCCCACGCTGTGGTCGGACCAGGCCTACTTCGAGTTCGCCGCGGCCGCCATCGCGCCCCAGGTGGTCAACACCACGTGGGTGGATCCGGGTGGCCCCAGCGAGTCCGTCCGCATTCCGAAGTTCAGCTATTCCACGTCGCAGATCGACGACGTGGCGAACCTGATCGACGCCCCGGACAACGCGACGGAGGCCACGCTCCTCCTGAACCTGGACAAGGAGAAGGGGTTCCATTTCGAGATCCGCTACACCGAGCAGGACAAGGCGAACGTGCAGCTGGGTGAAAGCATCCTGATGCAGCGCACCGCCGGGCTCGCGGCCATCGTGGACCAGAACGTGTTCGCGTGCGCCAGCGGCGCCACGGTCACACTCACCGGCACGGTGATCAAGGTTCGGCTGGTCTCGGCCATCGAGCTGCTGAACGAGAACAACGCCCCGCAGTCCGACCGCGTGCTGGTCGTGAACCCGGACGCGTACAGCGACCTGCTGAACGAAAACGAGTTCGTGCGCGCGGACGCCGTCGCTGGTTCGACGGTCAACCGCACGGGCCTCGTGGGCAGCGTCCTCGGTCTGGACGTCTACCTGTCGAACAACATTCCGAGCACCGTCGGGGATGCGCTCGTCATGCACCGGGTGGCCATCGCCATGGCCATGCTGCGCACGATCGACATTCGAGTGTTCGATCAGCCGCGCCACTTCGCGGTGGGCTACACGGGCCGCGCCACGTGGGGCTGCACGCTGATCGACGCCGACCTGGTGGTGCCGATCGACCGCGCGTAATCGCGGACCGATCCACCGGAAGCAAGTAACGGGGCCCGCCCGCCGTGAGGTGGGCGGGCCCTTCGCGTTCCAGGGGGCATCATCGTGGCAGCCCGATCCATGTTCAATTACGTGACCCCGGCGGAGCTGCCGGGGCTGATCCCGAGCATGGCCACCGTCACGAATGACGTGCTGGCCGCGCGATTCATTTCCGACGCGGAAGCCATGATCGACGCGCTGGCCGGGCCGGCGCCGCGATTCTACGCGCCGGGTATTGCGGGGCATTTTGCGGCGCTCGTGGCCAGTGGGGCCTCGGGCATTTCCGCCAGCGTCTTCGGAACGCGGCGTCCGAATTACTGGGCGGTGGGCGGGCTCTACGTCCGCGTGTCGGACAGCACCGAGTCCAGCATCATCGGCCAGCAGCGCCTGATCATCGCGAGCGATTCCAGCGAGGGTGTCACACTGGCCAGCGGGTTCTCCGCGGACGCGCCGGCGGGGACGGAGTTTGTGCTGGAGCAGAATTCCGCTTTCCCCCGCGAGTGGGACCAGGACCCGTTCGGCAGCCCCGTGCTGCCGTTCCTGCTGGACCGCGCCGTGGCGGCCCAGGTGGAGTTCGGGATCATGGCCGGCAGCGAGGATTTCGGGCTGGGCTCCTCGTCCCTGGTGACGGACGCGGAGGGCGGCGTGACCAGCCGCACCTACGGCTCGGGCTACAGCGAAAGCCGTGACGCAAACCGGCGCAACGGGCTGGCGGTGTTCGTCGCCCCGCGCGCGCGTGCCATCATGCTGGCGGGCAAGCTGCTGAACACCGCCGGCTATCTCTAAGGAGGACACCGTACCGTGTCGCAAATGAGTGACTACCTGGAGGACAAGCTGGCCCAGCACGTCCTGAAAAACGTGTCCTACACGTCGCCCGCGAACGTGTACCTGGCGCTCTACACCGCGTCCCCGACGGATGCGGACACGGGCACCGAGGTGGTGGGCAGCGTCGGCTACACGCGCAAGCTGGTATCTCCCGCGACATGGACCTACGTGGGTGTCGTCTTCGAATGGTGGCAGCTGGCTTCCACGATTGAATTCGGACCTGCTACGGGATCCTGGGGAACCATTACCCACTTCGGGCTGCGCGACGCATCCAGCGGCGGCAATCTTCTGATTTGGGGCGCATTGACTACCCCCACCGCCGTGACCACGGGGCAGCTTTTCTCCTTCCTGGCCGGCGCCTCCTTGGTGGTGCAGTTCGCATAAGGACGCGGGATGCCGAACGCCAGTAACTATTTGAAGGACAAGCTGGCACGCCATGTGCTGCTGAACACGGCATATACGTCACCGCCTTCTGTGTATATGTCGCTGTGGACTGGCAACCCTACAGCTGCCGGGACTGGTCCCGAGATCGGCAGCGGCGTCGGCTATTCGCGAGTGCTAACACCTCCGGCAACCTGGGGCTACAGCGGGCTATTCCTGGGGTGGTACGCGGCGGCACAAATTCAGTTCGGGCCATCCACCGCAGCATGGGGAACCGTTACCCACTACGGAATCCACGATGCAGCGAGTGGCGGCAATCTTTTGATCTTCGGCGGCTTTACTGCCGGGACCGTGATTGTGGCGAATCAGCTGCTGCGGATCCGCGGCGGGTTCTTGGAAGTTCTAATCCAGTTTGCTTAGGAGGCTGCGGTGAAATTCGTAGTCGTGAAGATCGTGCGCGAGACCCGCCCCGAGAAGATCCTGGCCGGGGCCCAGTACCGCTATCCGGATTCTTATGACGCCATGCAAGTCCACGTTTGTGTCCGTGGACCGCACGTCTATGATGGCGGAATCATGATGTTCCATGGTGAGACCGAGGAACTACTGCTGTGTCTGCCTGACGAGCTGGTGGACAGCTGGGTGAAAACAGATCCCGATGGATTCCGCGCGCTGACTTCGGCGGAGGCCGAAACATGGATGGCGAACAATCGGCGCATCCAGGCACAGCCGTCTGAAATGGTGTCGGATGCCGGAGCAAATAAATTGCTTCTGGTCATGGCCAGGACTTTGACCAAGATGGCCGAGGCGCAGGGAGTGGAGATCGCATTGGATGACAAGAATGCGCTGGACCCCGACCACGCGGAACTCGGCGTGGAGCGGCCGAAGAAGGAGCTGGCGCAAGTCTTCCAGGCCGATTTGGTCAGCGCAATCGTAGAAGCCGAAATCAAGATGGATCCCGACGCCAAGGTATAACGCATGGCGATCATGTTCACTATTGATCAGGCCGCGAGCCGAGTCTATGCCCATGCTGGATTTTCCGCCTCGGTGTACGGAACGCTGGCATTGACGCCGGGGTTGGGTGACGGGACCTTTGGCATTGCTGTTAGCGGTTCTACCCTGATTCATTGCGACGACACGAACACCTATAAGCATGCGGCCGGATGGACCGCAACCATTGCGTCCAGCTTCGCCAACGCCTGGCCGCTTCAGCGAGACATTTACTGGGACGGCACGAACCTTCAGGCCGGTGCTATCAATGACGGCATCACAGGAAAGTGTATTAAGTATTCCGGCATAACTGCCACGGTCCTGGCGATGTTTGATGACGAGCACCCCAAATCCGCGAACCAAATAGCTGGAGCAGGAAATACCCAGCTGTCCACCGGAAATGCGCTGCAACAGTTTCGCCTTTACTCTGGATTCACCGGCACGCTGCTATCGACGTTCAACGTCGGCGGCGTGCTTGCTTGCGATGGCAGCGAAACCGATGGAACCAATTTTTTGGTTACGATTATTTCCAGCGTTGACGTGGACATTTACACGTTGAAACTAGCTGGGTTCACCGCTACCATCCTTGATTTCTTCGCGAGTCCTACCGATACCAGCCGCGGCATCGCATGGTCTGCCTCGTCATTTGATTCCACATTCAAATCTGGCACCGCCTCCGCAGGCGCCTATATCTGGGGGGCCAGCTGGGTGGAAGTGCCGACCATCGTGTGGAGTGCCCTGACCAGCGGGATCACATGCGTGGTGACCATTCCCAGCGCGGATTCGTCTATCACGTTTTCAGTGACTGCCCCTACAGTCGAATGTGTCGTTAACATCCTGTACGCCGTGGCGACACTGGGCGGGTGTGTCTGGTTCGAAGCTGCCGCGGGTGAATGGTTCAACGCGAGCACAGGTGAATGGTTCAACGCGAGCACGGGCGGCTGGTTTGATCCGAGGGAGTGCCCATGACCACGGGCCTGCGCTACTTCACCACCGCGGACATTGACCGCCCCACGTTCGATTCCCGCGGGGATCGGGTCTACGCCAACGTGGTTAGCGGCGCCCGGTTCTCCTTCTGGGACCGCCGGCGCAAGGACGTGCTGGGTGGCCAGGGTGAGCTGCTGACGGTGACCGCCATCGGGTTCCTGCCGTCCGGCACGGACGTGCAGGTGCGGGACCGCATCTCCTCGCAGGGGCGCACGTTTGACGTGGTGACCACGGTGAGCGGCCGGGATGACCGGGGCGTGCTGGACCACATTGGCGTGGAGCTGGTGGGCCTGTAATGGCTGGCCCGGGTATAGTAGACGTGCGGCGATTGAAAGCCATCGCCGCGGACTACGGAAAGGGCGTGCTGTCGCGGCGCGGCCCCGCTGTCACCAGGGCGCTGAGCATCCTGGAGGCAAAGGCCGTGCAGCTGGCCCCGGTAGACACCGGGAACCTTGAGGCTTCCACCACCACCAGCGTGCGCGAGACACGCGGCCGGACGGTGGGCACGCTAACCTTCGGCGCCAGCTACGCGGCGAAGGTTCACGAGATGCCCGAGCAGGCGCGCGGGCCGAAGACCCGGATGAAGCCGGGCAATGAATTTGGGGTGGCCGGACCGAAGTACCTGGAGCGCCCGCTGCGCGGGATGCAGGCGGTGCTCGCGGACCTGGTCCGGCGCGTGGTGTTCGGCGGGGAGACCTGATGGCCGAGGTGATCGACGGGCTGGCGGACGAGCTGGTGGGCGCCGGGATCGGCACCGGCCGGTTCTCCACGTCCGGCACCAGCGTGCAGGTGAACGTCCGCCGGGACGAGGGCCACGACGTGATCCACCTGGTGCTGCGCCAGACGGGCGGGCTGTCCTTCCCCCATAAGGCGAAGGAGCAGCAGGCCATCCAGGTGCTGATCGACGGCCCGACCATGAGCGGGACGCGCGCCAAGGCGCGCGAGGTTTACGAGTTCTGGGAGGAGACGGTGGACGCGCTGATCAGCGGCGGCCACAAAATCCTGTGGATCCGGGCGGTGGCCCCGCCGCAGTCCGTGCCGATGGGCCCGGACCAATCGCAAGAGCGTTTCCAGTTCAGCGTCAATTTCGACGCGCTGGTGGTGAAGGAGTAAGAGCACCATGCCGAGTTTCAACACCAACACCGTCCACGGACTGTCCGCGGACGTCTACGTGTCCAGCGGCGCCGTGCGAGTGTTCGGCGACGTGGTGGTGGCCGTCGCCATCGAAAAGCTGGACCTGACTGCGAATGACGAGGGGAATATCAACCCGGTGGCCGTGCTGCGCCGCGGCGAAATGGTCACGGTGACCATGCCGCTGGCGGACACCACGGGCCTGGCCACGGTTTCCGGCATCGTCTACGCGTTCGCCACCAGCGTCTCGGGCGTCTCGGGCGTGGAGGTGTTGCTGCCGAAGGCCAGCCCCGGCGACAATTACCTGTCGAAGACCAAGGAGCTGCGCCTGGTGCTCCGCGACGGCAGCGCCACCTGGATCTTCCCGAAGGCCGTGGTGACCGAAATCGGTGACCTGGTCATGAGCGAGGAGAACCAGATGGTGCAGCCGGTGACCTTCACGTGTTTCCGCCAGACCATCAGCGGCGTGGAGTCCCCGTTCAAGATCATCAGCGGCAGCGTGATCAGCGGCGCGGGCCTCTGATCGGATCCCGGTTATTCGGTCCTCGGGGTGGGCTCCGCATGCCAGCCATGTGCGGGATGCGGACCCGCCCCGGGACCAAGTCTGGAGGCATTCGTGTCTGACCTGTTCGACGTCGATGCGCGCGCGGGCGCGTTCAAGCCGGTGGCCGTGAAGTTCCGCGGGACCGAGCACACGCTGGGCGCCACGGCGCTGTCCCTGATCGAAGCCACTTCCCTCTACATGGCCAGCCCCCGGATCGAAGGGGAGGCTGACCTGAAGTTTGCGCTGCGCATGGTGAAGCCGATGCTGCGCGCGCTCTCCAGCACGGTGGCCGCGGAGATGGACGCGCGCGACCTGGAGGCCGGCGAGGAGATGGCGTTCCTGCCGGTGCTCACGGAGGTGGTGAAGCGTCTGGGCGCTGTGCGCTTTCACCCGGAAGGGTAAGGCATGGGCCGCGGCGTCCATCGCGCGGTTCCTGCACTTCTTCCCCCAGTATCGGCTGACCGATCTTCGCACCATGCCGGTGGCGGAATACCTGTTCCTGTTCTCCGGCATGCTTGACGTCACGTCCCCGGGGCTGACCGAATCCGCCGAGGAGAAGGTGACGCGCGCGGTGCAGGCCGCTGCGCTGAAATCCGTTTCTGGCCCGCCGCGCTCGCGGCGTGGGAGGCGCTGATGGCGTTCGACGCCGGCACAGTCAAAGGCACCATTGACCTGGACGCGGCCAAGTTCCTGGCCGAGCTGGGGAAGATTGACAAGCGCCTGGCGTCCGTCGAATCCGAAGTGGTGAAAGCTGACAAGGGGTTCGCAAACTTCGGCCGCACGCTGGCCGGGATCGCGGCTGCCGTCGGTGCGTTCGTGATCGGGTTCGCTGGCATTCACGCCGGCATGAACCTCCTGAAAGCCGGATTCAATGAGGCCACCGAACAGGCTTCCGAATTCGAGCAGGTGGTGCAGAACCTGGGCGTGACGCTGTCGCTCAAGCTGGGCGGCTCCGTCACGGGCCTGGTAGAAGACCTGAAGATTTTCGCGCAGACCATCCAGGACACCACCGCGCATTCCGATGACATGACCCTGCGGGTGGCCCAGCAGCTGGCGCTGTTTGGTGTCGGGCGGCAGGACCTTCAGTCCTACACCAAGGCCGTGCTGGACTACGCGTCCGCCAGCGGCACGGACGCGGCCGAGGCCGCGCGCCGATTCGGCATGACCCTGGACGGCACCGTTGGCCGCCTGGGCGAGGCCATCCCCGCGCTGAAGGGCCTGACCGCGGAGCAGCTGAAGTCTGGCCAGGCGTTCGAAGTGGCGGGCCGCCAGCTGGCCGGGTATTCCGAGAGCGTGGCGAACACCACCGCCGGCATCCAGGCGCGCCTGACCAACGCGGCCAATGACCTGGCGAAGACGGCCGGGGTGATCATCAATCCGTTCCTGGACAAGCTGCGCGAGGCGGCCATTGCTTCGCTCCAGGACGTGACGTCCCTGATCGAAGGCAACACCGGCACGCTGACCGAGGTGGTGCGGAACTTCGCGCTGTCCATGATCGACGGCGTGCAGTCCCTCGCCAATGGGTTCACGTCCGCCCGCCTCCTGATCTATGACCTGTTGACCACCATTCAGTCCGTGCTGCCGGCGGCCGCCGGCGCATTCGCCACGCTGGAGGCGTCGGCGCAGGATTTCGTGGTGGTGCTCGCGCGCGGGCTGAACTTCATCGGGGAGGTGTCGGACTCCACCCTGGCGGAGATCGTGGCCAAGGCGGACGAGCTGAACACGCGCTCGGATGCGCTGGCCGAGACCTGGCGGGAGTATGCCACCGAGGTGGGCAACGGCCGCCGGGAGATCGTGGCGCAGGGCCAGGCCGTGCAGTCCGTGCTCGCCCCCGCGCTGGAGCGCGCGCGCAACGCGGTGAAGTCCGTCACCGAGGAGGCGGTGAAATCCAAATTCAGTTTCGACGGCATCGCGTCCCACGCCGTCGGGGCCAGCCAGTCCACCATCGAATTGGCGAATGCTGCGGTGAAGGCCCAGGAGGAGCTGGCCGCCGCGGCGCGCGAGGCCGGGAACCTGGAGGCGGCTGCCGACGGCGCGGCCAGCAGCCTGTCCGACGCCGTGAACGGCGGAGGCGGCGGTGACGGCGGCGGAGGCGGCGCGCTGCGCGGGCAGGGCGGGAACATGGCCGGCATGGGCGGCTCGCGCTCGCTGGGCCTGGGCAGCGCCGAGGAGTCCCTGGCCACGCTCCAGGCCGAGCAGCTGAAGATGCAGCTACCGGGTGCCGGGCTGGCGCCGGGGTTCGTGAAGGCCGGGCAGCAGAATATCATCAACGGCGTGGCGGCCATCGCGCAGGCCCAGGTGAACCGTGCATTTTCTGACTTCACGTCCGACGTGCTCCGCGAGCTGAACGCGGCGGGCGTGTTCGACCCGGCGCAGCGCGAGCGCCTGCTGGGCGCGCGGCTGGACGAGGCGCAGCGGCTGGGTGTGCTGCCCCCGAAAAACGCCGTGTCCGCGATCACCCACCGGAGTTTCACCTGATGGCGCTGCCCACCTTCTACCACTCCAGCATCCTGCCGCTCGGCACGCTGTCGGGCGACCAGGACACCGCCACCAACCCGGTGGCGCGAATCGCTGACGGCGACATTGGGCTGGTGTACGTCTTCACCACGGGCGACCCGCCGGTGGGCGTTGCACAGGTGACGCTGTCCGGCGCCGCGTTGCCGGACGCGTTCGTGCTCGCGCGCGTCTCGCAGGTGAGCGGGTATCGGCTGATCGTGGAGTCCGAAGACGTCGGCGGCGCCAATAACGTGACGGTGATTGACGAGGTGCTGGACCCGATCACCCACGGCGTGTTCCCCATCAGCGGCTCCTCCGCGCGCGCGGTGTGGCGCGTGACACTGTCGGGCGTCAGCGGGATGGCCGTGGCACGCGTCTATGAAATGCAGCTGGCCTACGCGTTCACGTTCGCGCGGCCGCCGCAGGTGGGCGTCCAGCGCATGCGCATCCGTCAAATGAACCGCATCGAAATCCCCGGCGGCCAGGCGTTCACCCAGCAGCTGGGCCCCGTGCTCCTTCAGAACACGTACAAATATATTGCCCTGTCGGGAACCGAGATCGGTGCCATGGAGGAGTTCGTGGACGCGATCGACGACGGGGCCAGCGTGTTCCACGTCGATGACCGCGAGCTGACCTACTGGGCCGAAGTGTTCGCCAAGGATTTTGCGTTTGATGACCAGGCGGGGGTCTACTCCGTGGACGTCACGGCGCGCGAGGTTCGAATCAACGGACAGGAGGACGAGGAGCGGTGACCCTCCGTCAGCTGCCCCTGTCCGCTGATCAGGTGCTGGCCACGCGACGCGCGGACCAGGACGGCAGCGTGTACCTGCTGAGCGGCACACTCAAGGGCATGGGCGCCACGCCGGACGTGGAGTTCCGCTGGGCCACGCTGTCCTTCAGCGGGGCGCTGGGGGAGTTTGACGCCTACATTCTGAAGCCGAACACCGTGGTGCGTGCGCACGAATACGCCCCGGGCGGCGGCGCCACGTTCCCCGCCATCAACGTGCCGGTGCGCAACCTACCGTTTGCGGGCAGCGAGTCCATGCTGTCCCTGATCGACGACGGGAACTATAGCTGGGAGAACAGCGAGGCCAGCCTGCTGGTCGGGTTCCTGAAGCCGGGCCAGCAGGCCGAGGACCTGGCCGCGGCGGACTTCACCTACCTGGTGAGCGGCGGCGTGTTCGGTCCGCCGAACAACGTGGAAATGGATGGGTTCACGGCGGTGGTCTACATGCGCGGCGTGCGCCGCGCGCAGTCCTTCAAACAGCCGCTGATGCCCGACGTGACCGAGGCGCGCGGCGCCAGCGCCACCTACCCTCCCACGCGGTTCATCGCGTTCGACCAGAAGGACATGGGCATCCCGCTGCCGCTGGTGATCGGGAAGCCGGCGACCTGGTACAGGCTGCCCACAATCCAGACGGGCGTGCGCGGGTTCACCGTCAGCGGCTACAACGCGGGGGACCGGCGAATCCAGTTCCGTGTGATCACGGACGGATATGACCGCCTCCAGGCTTCAGGAAGTCGAACGATCACGGGGAACCCGGGCCCGGAGTTCATGATCCACTATCGGACTCCCACCTACCACGCGCTGCTGGCGTCGGGGATCAACTATAACGAGGAAACCGGCATCGTCACAATGACCCTCAACAGCGGGCTCGCTGCCACGGTCCCGCGCGGTGCGTTCATCCAGGAGCACCTGCTGGACGGCGTCGGCGCAACGCAACGTCAATATGCGTGGGTGTTGGCGGGCCATCGCCCGGGCCTCCCGCTAATCGGCAGCGGCGCGTACCCCGAGGCATTCGGCTGGCTGCTGTCGGACGGCAGCATCCGGATTGCGGAGCCGAGCCTATGGCCACTCTCCACGGCGCTGGTCCCCGGGATTGACGAGGTGGGCCCGCTCGGTAATCCGCGAGGCCTCTCACTGGTGGGGTTCGGCCCGGGCGCGCTGGCCAATCCGGTGGTGCCCTGCTATTTCGACCCGCTGAGCGGGAAGGCCACGGTGACGCAACAGCCCGCGTTTGACCAGGAGCTGCGGCTGGACGCGAAGCCGAACTATCCCAGCGGCGGCACGGGCACGAACAACGCGAACGCGCGGGACGGAAATGATGACACGGGCGTGTCGCTCCCCGTGTCCACCGTGATCACGCTGACGTTCAACAGCGAGAGCAGCGGGGACTTCGCGGACGGCGACACCACCGCGAGCACGCTGCACGTGATCGCATACGGTGACATTCTGGTGACGAACGGGAACGGCACCACCACGTTCGCCACCATCTCCACGGGCGGCGCGCTCCAGCGCCAGCTGCGGTTCGTGCAGGCGTCGCCCCGGGACTTCAATGAAACGATGCGGTTCGTGGGCCAGGGCGGCTCGGGTGGCGTGCTGTTTGAGGCCTGGTGGGAGCATGACCTGGTCACCACCAAATCCAGCACGCGCACCGCGGACGTGGTGATCAATAGCGCCGCGTCGGGCGTGGTGGGTGAAGTGCTCCAATACGCGGACCTGGTGTTCCGTGTGCCGAACAACAGCAACGGGTTCGCGGGCTCGGTCCTTCTGGACGGTGGCGGCAGCGTAGTGGTGGGCGGGGCCGTCGCCCCGTTCCGTGAACTTGAAGCCGTCTCGGGCGTGTCGGGGGTGATCCCCTATCCCACGTCCGCCATGCTCGCGATCCAGTCCTATTTCCTGGGCGTGTTCGAAGGCGCGTCCGGGATGGTGAACAGCGGCGTGTATCGCATTGCCCACGAGCTGTTCAAGGCCGCGGACGTGCGCTGGAATTTCGTGCTTCAGAATCCTGTGTCCAGCTGGGCCGAGGTGGAGCAGCAGCTGGCACTCCAGGCCCAGTCCCACTTTTACTATGGCCCGACGGGCCATGAGATCGTCTACAAGGAGGGGCTGGACCTAGCCTCCTCGGGCGTGGTGCAGGAGTTCTACCTGCCGGGGACCCCGCGGTGCAACACCGTGCGCGCGTCGGGCCCGCTGCTGGAGCGCATGCTGACCAGCGAGGTGATCAACACCGCGGCCGCGCGCTGGCA